AAGGGTGCATCGTATGAAGCATCCGATGGTAACCATGATGATTTGGTAATGAATTTGGTCATGCTTGGGTTTATAATATCGACTCCTTACTTTCAAGAACTAACTGATATAAATGTGAAGAAGATGATGTTTGAACAACGTATGGCAGAGATCGAAGCAGACGTTCCTCCTTTTGGTTTCCATAATACTTATACTCCAGAGGACGATATTACCTATGAGGACAGAATGGATCCCTGGAGTTTGGTAGACAAAGATGAAGAAGAAGAGTTGGCAAATATTGTCAACCAACGCTGGATGCCCTAAAGTTTTATTACTATAAATATAACCAATGATAACCCATCTATGGGTTACTTCCTTATTATGAACAATCTTATTATACTTTTTCTGAAAGAGGAATAACAAATGGCACTTACTACTCCATCAATGTCGCCATCCATTACCGTAAGAGAGTTTGACTTAACTGGTGTTGCACCAAACGTCGAAACTTCTTTGACTGGTATGGTAGGACGATTCAAATGGGGACCAGTGAATGATCCTGTCTTGTTGGGTAATGAAGACGATCTCGCGCAGACTTTCGGTACTCCCGATGATGACTTCGCGGTCGATTACTTTTCAGCGACGCAGTTTCTTAAATACTCTGGTAACCTATACATAAACAGACAAATCTCCCAAGGTAACGTAGCAGTTGGCGATTCTGCCTTCAATGCTGCAATCGACGGAGCAGCAGTTCAGGTAATGAACGAAATCCATTTTGAACAACAAGACATCGATCTGATGTGGTTGGCGAAATGGCCAGGCGATATGGGTAACTCCCTATCGGTAAAAACATTCTCACGTGCAGCAGGTAGTTCAGACTCTCAGCATCTTCAAAGTTGGAGAAACTGGGATTACGCTGATCGCTTTGATGATCTTCCCGGAACTTCTGTTTGGGCAGATAATCTTGCTGGTCCTGTGACGAATGACGAAATGCATATCGTGATTATCGATTCCGATGGCGGTTTAACTGGTACCAAAAATACTGTTCTCGAGACTTTCTCGTATGTTTCAGTTGCAAAGGGTGCTAAAACTGCTGACGGTGGCGATAACTTCACTAAGTCAGTAATCAACCAAGGATCAGAGTACATCTGGTTCGGCGAGTTTGATTCTGCTGATCCATCTACTGCCATTGGCGGTAACTGGGGCACGAAACCACAACGTGGTGTTGCCACTGACTATGCTACTGCTACAGTTGCATCAGGAAGTTGGGCAATGAGTGCTGGTAAAGACGGTGCTGCTTTAGACGTTGGTGATTACAAACTTGGATTTGATAACTTCAGGATGGTCGACGAGATCGATGTCCAGATGCTTATTGTTCCTGGAATGAACCTTGCCGATGATCAGGTAGAAATTGTCTCCTACGTAAACAGTATTGCTGCCCTTACTCGTAAGGATTGCGTCGCTGTTACTTCACCAAACCGTGCTGCTGTTGTTAACAACTACGATGCAGTTGATGATACTTTGGCGACGACAGATCGTTTCCCGAGTTCTTCATACTTGATCGTTGATAACAACTACCTCAAAACGTATGACAAGTATAACGATCAGTGGATCTATATTCCTGCTGCTTCTACTACTTGCGGTATTATGGCACTGACGGACTATAACTATGGTCCATGGTGGTCACCTGCTGGTGAGCGTCGCGGTGAATACTTCGGTGTGAGCAACCTTGCTTACTCTCCTAACAAACTAGAACGTGATTCGCTCTATAAAAAGAACGTCAATCCTATTGTTCAGTTTGCTGGTCGTGGTATCTTACTGTTTGGGGATAAGACTAAGTTGTCTCGTCCTTCAGCGTTTGATCGTATTAACGTACGTCGTTTGTTCCTTGCTCTGGAAAAAAGTATTTCCCAAGCATCACGCAACTTCCTCTTCGAGTTCAACGACGAGTTTACTCGTGCTGAGTTCGTAGCGATTGTTGAACCTCTTCTTCGTGAAGTTCAGTCAAAACGCGGTATCTATGACTATCACGTCCAATGTGACGAGTTGAACAACACGCCAGAGGTCATTGATCGTAACGAGATGGTCGCGACTATGTTCATCAAACCCGCACGGTCAATCAACTACATCACCCTTAACTTTGTCGCTACGCGAACAGGTTTGGACTTTGATGAAGTTGTTGGCAAAATTAACTTTTAACCGAACCATCTAAAGGAGAATTCTCATGGCAGATTTAAGAGTAGATCGGTTCAGAGCACAATTGGTAGGCGGTGGTGCACGTGCTAACATGTTTGAGGCAAACATTACGTTTCCTGGATATGCTGGCGGTAACACCGAAGTAACTAACTTTATGTGTCGGTCGGCACAACTTCCTGGTTCAATCCTTGGCGTGGTAGAAGTACCATTCCGTGGTCGAATCATTAAGTTGGCAGGTGATCGAACCTTTGAACCGTGGACTGTTACTATTTACAATGACACTGACTTCCAAGTGCGTGATGCTTTTGAAAGTTGGATGAATGGACTTAACACCCATATCACCAACTTGTCACCTGAAGCAAACAACTCTGGTATTGGCGGGTATGCTGCTAATATGGAAGTTAATCAACTTGACCAAAACGGTACTATTGCGAAACAGTACATACTCAAGAATGCGTTCCCGACGAACGTCGCTGCGATCGAATTAAGTTACGATCAAGCAACGACAATCGAAGAGTTCCAAGTCACGATTGAGTACGACTACTGGACTAACGATAACGTCTCGTAGAGTTGATATAAGTAAAGAAGTAAAGTGGGGACTCCTTTCGGGGAGTCCCCTTTCTTATCACGAAAGGTTTTATATAATATGGCAGACAATGTAGAAAAAGCAGCGAAAGCAGTAAAGTTATTCGGTTTTGAAATAAAGAGATCGAAGAAAGAAGACGAAGCAGTTACTCCTCTTTCACAAGCATCTGTAGTCGCTCCCACTGATGATGATGGTGCTGGTTACGTTACCAGTCCTGCATACCATTACGGTATGCATCTTGACATCTATGCTGATCTTCAAGTAAAAGACCACGCAGATCTTATTCGTAAGTATCGTGTGATGGCAACTCATCCCGAAGTTGATATGGCGATTGAAGAAATTGTTAATGAAGCAATTGTTCATCCCCAGTACAACGAAAACAAAGTGGTTGATCTTGACTTAGATTCCGTTGGGGTATCTGAAAGTGTCAAGAAGAAAGTCCACGAAGAATTCTCATACATTCTCAAATTGCTTTCGTTCAATGAACGAGCACACGATATGTTCCGGCAATGGTATATCGATGGGAGAACGTATCACCACTTGGTTGTTGACAAGAACAATCTCAAGGCAGGTCTCAGAGAGATTCGTAATATCGATGCTCTTAAGATCCGCAAAGTAAAACACGTAAAGAAAAAAGAAGAGAACGGTATCACTCTTGTCGATAAAGTCGACGAGTTCTATATCTACTCTGAGAAGTCTGCATCTGCTTGTGCACCTCAAGGTGGTCAAGGTTGGGCAGCAAACAATGCTAACACTCAGGCAGTTCGACTCAGCAATGACTCAGTGAGTTATGTGACGTCAGGAATACTTGATGAGATGAAGTCAAAGGTCATCTCCCATCTGCACAAAGCAATGCGACCGATTAATCAGTTGCGTATGATGGAAGACTCTCTTATCATCTACCGTTTAGCACGCGCACCAGAGCGTCGAATCTTTTATGTTGATGTTGGTAACTTGCCGAAGGGTAAAGCAGAAGCATACATCAACACCTTGATGACTCGATATCGTAACAAACTCGTATACGATCAATCAACAGGTGAACTCAAAGATCAGCGTAAACATATGTCTATGCTTGATGACTTCTGGTTGCCTCGTCGTGAAGGTGGTCGAGGTACTGAGGTGTCTACACTTCCTGGTGGTTCTAACCTTGGCGAGATTGATGATATCAGATACTTCCAACGAAAGGTTTATCAGGCACTGAACGTTCCTGTCTCTCGTCTTGAACAAGAGCAGGCATACTCATTAGGTCGTGCTACTGAAATCACTCGGGAAGAAATCAAGTTTCAGAAGTTTATTACTCGACTCCGAATGCGTTATGCAAAAGTGTTCACCGGAATCCTACGACAACAGTTGGTACTGAAAGGTATCATCACTGACATCGACTGGATTGATCACTTCCATAACAGCATCCGTGTTGAGTATTATAAAGATAATCATTACACAGAACTCAAAGACGCTGAAGTCCTTGCCGGTCGCCTGAACCTTATGGATCAAGCAACTCAGTATGTGGGCGAATATATATCTAAGGACTGGGTAATGAAAAACATCTTCCGCTTTGACGAAAAGGAAAGAGC